GCTGCACCATTTTTAACAGCGGGCGTAGGTAAGTTATACGTATTGAGACGGCTGTATCCTGTAGGTGGAGTGTAGCTAAATGGACGTTGACCGAAGTTAGCGGCAATCTTATCTCCACCGTTTGAATACACAGCAAAACCGGGCAGAATAGTTCCTGTAAGATTTGTATATGAAGCACCTGTTCCAGCAGAAGGGTCACCTTGAACCCATGTGTTATTTCTACCCCACCAAATACTGCCAGTTCCCAAATCAATAGCAACCTGTATTACATCATTTGCAGAAATAGAACCTGCTGTACTTACTGTTGTGTTTACATCGTTGTTCGTTTTAACAGAGGATGCTCCATTCCATTGGAAAGCCCAGCTATCTGATGTTTTTCCTAAATATGAAGCAAATCCAGTATATGTACTTCCTGCCACACCTAAATAAAAGTAGTTAGATGATGAAACAGCCGTAATAGTATATTCAAAATAATATTTTCCAGATATGGCTCCCATTGAGCCAACGCCAGACTTCCACGTTGCAGCAACACCATTTAAATATCCTAAATTACCATCAGAATAAGTTCCATTACCTAGTCCAGCAATAACATTCAACGTAGGGAAGTTAGCATTAGTAGCACTTGTTAACGTAGGCACATCTAACATCGAGTCATACGTTGCGCCAGCAGTTAGAGATACATTATTAGCAGTCCAGTTATTACTGTTGCCAGAATAATCGTATCCAAGAGTCGTAGTGCTAGTATTGTCTTTAAAGTTTACAAAGAAACCATTAGTGCCGTATGTGCCAGAATATCTAATAGGTTGCCATACGCCAGTTGTAGCGTTAAAAGCACCGAATGATGATGGTGTTAATGCTTGACCGTCAACGAAGTTTACTTCTGTTAGGTAGCCGTCAAAATAATTAGTTGGACCAAGATAAACATCAGCACCTATATAAGTAGCAGTTGCCGCATTAATGCCGCCTGTAGAATTTTGAACAGGATTATTAGTGACGCTAAATGCAGTTACTTGTACATTATTAACATAAATTTTTACTCTATCTAAAGCCGTTGCATTGGTTGTATCCCAAACAACAACAATGTGATACCACGCAGAAGGGTCACGAAATAATTGTGTTGTTTGCCGCCAAGATGTATTGAATCCAGTAATTCGTAACCCATCCTGAAAAAAATACATAAAGGTTGAGCCAGTATCATTGCTTGCGGAATTATTAGACAGTAAAAAATACTGAGTTGCACCTGAATCAATCTTTCCTCTTTTTACCCAAGCACTCCACGTCCATGTAGTTCTATTGCCAGCGCCAGCAGGAGTACGATTAAAGTAAGCAGACGCACTCGACCGCAGTCGTACACTACGCTGAATGTTATATCCGCTTGGAGCCGCTGTTTTAGATGCGCTAAACATTAGTAATTCTGCCCAAAAATACTACCGTAGGTATTCGTTCCATCTTGGTAGAAATTGAATATATCAAACTTACCTGTCGCTGATGTTGCTGTCGGTGTTGTGCTGTTAGCCCACTTCAATGTAGAGCCACCAGCCCAAGTTATTGCGTCAGCAGCAGCGTATGAAACAATAATCGTAAAGCTCTTTCCAGACACACTTGATGGCAACGTAATCGTTGTAGAGCCAGAAGTTGTAATCTTTTGGATTGTGCCGTTAGTTAAGTTTACTGAAGTGCTTCCAGTTGCACTAAACAAAGTCTCAATGTAATTGGTAACTGTAGTATTAGCTAACGTCAAGTTACCAATAGAACTTGCTGTTGTTCCTAAAGTAATTGTTGTGTTACCAATTACAACATTGCTGTTTGCTAACATTGCATTGGTTACGGAACCATTTGCTAATGTAATTGTTGTGTTTGTAATTGAACCGCTGTTAATAGTGACATTAGCTAATGTCATATTATTTAGCGTAGTAACAGTATTTCCTAACTGAATCGCTGTATTGCCAAGCGTAATAGTCGTAGCAAAGTTACTGTCCAATTGCGACAAAGGAATTGCTGATGTTGCCGTAGCAAATGTATATGGAACTGCCATTTTAGAACCTCACTCTCAATTCGTGTTCGTATTCAAAACCGTTGTAAACAATGCCGGGATTATTTGATGTTACGGTCATGCCTAAATATTTGCCATACTGCTTTGCATCTGTCTTGTACAAAATATAACCGCTTGTTCCTGAATACCATCCAATTGTTACCAAGCTATTGTTTTGCCAAGGAATTGGAATAGAAAAGTTATTTATCCAATCAATCAATTGACCTAACAAAACATTAGGGCTTGAGCCAGATTCAGAATCAACACTAACCGTAATCTCAGCAGCATTAGTCAATGTTGCTTCAATACCGACCTTCAATGCTTGCTTAGTCCGTATTGGGTCTTTCATTGGATTCAATGAAGTCTGTACATAACTACTAATGTTTGCTGTTGTGTTGGAATATAACTGCACACATGAATTACCATTTGTGCCATATAAGTTAATTCTTCCACCTAGCGGAGCAGACGTTACAAACTTTAATTCACTGTCAGCACTTGTGAAAAACCATTTTTTTTCAAAGAATATTCCTTGAATATATCTTGCGCTGCTACTTGTACCTTGACTACCTGTGTACTTAAAATTAAATGCAGCACACAAAATGTTATTCAGTAAAACTTGACCGCCAGTAAACTTTCCAGCAGTAAAATCAATATTAGGAAAAACACCATCTAAAGGGTCTGAAATCTTAGATGTTGTTGAACCTACTAAAGCATACATACCGTAGTCATTCATAAACAGCACTGAACGAAAGTACGGAAATATTGCGTAAGCTAATTTTGTTCCTACTGACGCACTGACGTTTGTATTTGTAAACAAAGTCGTACCAGCAGTTGTTACACGCACATCGGAAAATACGTTAATACTGTCGTCACCAAATATATACAGGAAGTTATTAGCAGATAATAGCTGCGTAATGTTTCCGTGTAATGTAGCGTCAGTTAAAGTAATTGCTCCAGCAGATACAGTAATAAAATCAGAATAAGAACCTGCGGCAGAATAATAAATAGTTCTTCCGTTCGCAATCCAAGTCCTACCAGAAAATGATTGAATTCCAACCAAGTTTCCGCTGTTAATAACTGCTTTAGCTGTTGCATTACTTCCACCGCCTCCGGTGATGGTGACACTGATATTTGAAGCATTGGTATATCCCGTACCTGCGTTACGCATAATGACTTGCGTAACTACGTTTCCAGCAATAATTCCTACTGCGTTAGCGTTTGAGCCACCACCGCCAGTAATCGTTACAACCAAGTTTGATGCGTTTGTGTATCCTGTACCGCCATTTGTCATGACAACTGCAACAGTGCCTTGTGCAAATGTCGTTAAACTTGCCACCAAGTTAGCGCCTGAACCACCGCCACCGACTAAGGTAACAGTTGGTGAACTGGTATAACCTGTGCCAGATTCATTCAAAATGACAGAAGAAACAGCGCCACCAGAGATAGTTACTGCGGCTGTAGCTTGAACACCGTTTGCTTGGTTAGGCGCAGAAATAACAACAGCAGGAGCAGACGTATAGCCTGAACCACCGCTAACAATACCAATGTTACCTACCGCACCAATGCTAACTAAATTTACACCATCCCAAGTAAAGTATCCTTTTACCGGGTCTGCAATTAGCACACGCTCATTTTTCCACTGACTAATGTTGATGCCGTCCGTAGTTGTGAACGTACCAGCCGGAGCCATTGTTGCTTTGGTATTTGTGTCAAGGTCAACGTATTCAGCGGAGCCATCATCCTCAAACGCAAGTAAATAATCTTTTAAGCCTATATTAGCTGAAAAGAAATTTACGACTGTATGAGAGAACGTAATACCAAGACTGCTGTAATTCGGTGTGACTTTTAAATTGCCGTAGCCAATAGGCATAGCATTTTCAAGCCAATAGAATTCATCGTCACCAATAGCAGTACGGTTCGCTTTGGTGTTCACACCCTTGAACTGTTTGACAACCTCATACGATTTTTTCTGCTCTGCGGCTGCCATAGTTTAAAAAGGTTGCGAATAAGGGGTTGGTATCCTTCTGGTATATGTAGATGCCAGAACCGCTTGTGCTTGTTGTTTGTATTGCTGCAAAAATATCTCTGATTCGCCAAATGATTGTTCATAAAACTTGGCAAGATAAGCAGCATAAAACTTCACAGGATTTGTGTACGGAGAAATAATGGTATCTGTATCAGCAAGATTAACCATTGTGGTCGGTAAAACAACCGTATCTAAATCAACTGTATAAACTTGGTCGGCAACTGGTGAAATGTAAATTTGTGATTGTCCAAAAATGCTGAAAGCAATTGGACGACCAATGTAGTTTTGCCAGAAACGCAGTTCAGCATTGAACTGAGTCCAAGGCAAATAGCGCATTGGAACCCTAGTATTTCCCCAATAAAGATTAATATTTAAAACATCCAGCGTATTTACGCCATTAGGCAACGCTGCATAATTGATGACTTCACATGGTCCGGCATACACCATTGTTGCCGTGCCATCAGTAAACGGAGTGGAAGGCGGGTAGTTTGCCGTTCCAGAAGGATATGGAGGTACTGTTGTGCCTAATATGCCACCAACAGTTACCTCATACATAAAAATGTTTGAGAAAACATAGTCTCCGGCACTGACAGCTAAACCTTCAGACCAGATAACAGGGTTGTTGCCACCAGCCACAGGTGTGCATGGAACTTGAGTGGTTTGAATGGTACGCAGACAGCCAGTATCACGAACAATGCGCTCACGAGCAGCATTGATGTAATCTGTTAATTGACTATTTGTGTAGAAGTTCGCATTTGCGTCATGCAGCAAATATCTGACTTCTGTAATATAGCCCTGTAAAGTTTGCGCCATTTAGCTTCCATATCAAGCAGCTACGTTGATTTTTCCCCCTACACCCTTCGCAGGAGGCAGGGGTACTCTCTCAACCACCGGGGATAACGAGTGGTCTTTCTTTGGAGGTTGCTCTGATATTTCAAATTTAGACAAAATTTTCAGTCCTTCTGGAACATCATTCTTTGTCTGAATCAAAGCAAGCCTCGCCATATACGGTTCTTTGTCTTCATCACCATGACCGAATATGTGACAAACAGCCTCCAACGGTGCTTCTACCGTTTTCCCTACTGGAAATTCATAGGGAACGTAGTTGTAGTTAAAGGTTATGGGTTTGACCCATTTGTTTGTCACATAGACGTTTTGCATAGTTAGAAAGCCTCAACGTCGCCATAAACGCAAATATCAACAGTATTGCCGTTGTTGGCAATAGCATTGATATTCACATACAAGCATTGGGTTATGCTGCCAGACACAATATTGCTTGTGTATGGCGCTGCTGCATTGATGTCAACATAACGACCAACAGCGGTCATTGCTGATAACACGGTGTTAGCCGTAATCAGGTTTGCACCATCGCTAGTTACCGAAATGCTGACATTTGCATTAGACACATTTCCAGAGTTATTTTGAATCGTCACACGACGAACAATGATGCCACCAGAATTAGCTACACCACCGCCATTAGTTAAACCACCACTCAAAATAGGAATAGTGATAACTGCGTTACCAGCGGTGTTAAGCGTTGTGCCTTTAATAACGCCAAGGCGACCGTTGCTGAAGCTATCAAGATATAACGAACCTACTGAATCAGCATTAGCCATGATGCCTCCTTAGCTTGCGTAGGTGCTGCTGACGTTTTGACCACCGTTGGTAGCCAACAGAGTCACGATATCGCTAGATGCAGTGGTTTTTGCATACACGTTGACACCATCAGAAATGATGACACCACCTGTGTTTGCTGCAATAACCGTAGCATTTGACGAGCCGTTATACGCCAAGACACTTGTATTTGCTTGAGGGAACATCACATATACACCAGCGGGGATAACAGTGCCATTACCAGTGCTGACTGCGGTAACAGTCGTGGTAAGGAAGTAAGCACCTGCGGTGTTGCTTTGTGCGCCAGCAAGAATGATTTTATTGGTACTTAATGACATGGTTATATCTCCTTAGATAGAAAGTGAGTTATAGCCACTGACAACCGTCATCGACTTAGGCTTGGTCGAAACCAATTCCGCAATCATCAAGACAGCACCAACGTAACCAATTTGCCAGTTAGGTAATGTAGATTCAAAACCTGTGAATACGAACGAACCTTGCTCGTGGATATACAGAGACAAGTAGTTAGTGTTCAGGAAGTAAACCGTACCTTCAGGGCAGTATGGGTCGGGATAGATAGGTACACCAGCAACCATCAAAGCACGGAAAGCTGCTTGAGGACCATTGGATTCACCGTCGAAACCGGAGCCGGGGGTAATAACGTATTGCTCTTGACCAACATAGTCTTGAGCGAGCAGAGTCCATGTACCGAATCCGCAAACACCGAAAGTTGGAACTTCAGCGCCATTCTTAACAGTACCTGAAATGTACTGGAGAATGTTTTGACGGGTTGGGTTTACATTACCTGCTGAGTAAGACTTTGACTGCCACCATGAATAAGCAGAACGGCTGATATTACCGTAGGTTCCTGAAGCGGAAACTGCGGCTGGCAAACCGATAAACTGCTGATTGTTTGTGCTGTTGGTGTACAAGGCAGTTGCCATTGCATCCATCATCACGTTGGTAGCATCGTTCATACGAGCTTCAATCAATGGAATGATTGCAGCATCTTGCTGAACTGCGCCTTCCATACCTAGGAACGGTACTGGTGCAATCATCAGCTTCAGGTCAAATTCGGCATTGAACGCACCTTGCTGAACTGCTGGCTGGTTGAAAGAACCAGAGTAGTCAGACCATTGTGCATTGACGAACTGTGCGCCCTGAACAGGAACGGTTACAGAAGAAACACCGCCAGAAGCCTGTTGCGAGTTAGCAATCAGAGCCGCCATTAACGGAGTCGAATTATAAAGTTGAACAACCAGCTTCGGGATGAACGCTCTACGAGTGACGTAAGTCAGCTCGGTATATTGCGTACTACCTGTTGCTGGGATAATACCGCCACCAATAGGCATGGTTATCTCCTAAAAAATTATCCCCTAATTACAAACCAATGGGCTTTGGATTTTTCCGCAACTCATTGAGTGCTTTTGATGCTTCGTTACGAGCCGCAGCAACAGGATTCTTGTAGTATTCACCAAGATTAAACTTGCTAATTGCTGAAGGGTTGTAACCGGACGGAGTAGGTGCAGCGGATTGTTTCATCCATTGCCAATACTCAGCCGCAGCTTCATGATTCGTAATGCCCTTTTCGAGCATTATCTTTTCAACTTCTGGTATATCGTCTTCGCTTTGAACTAAGCCTTTTTTCATTAGCCTACTTCTACGAGCTTCTAAGTCTCGAACAGCATCGTTTTCTCTGTCTTTAGCGTCACGTTCCATGAGCTTGCGCTCTAGGTTTTCAACGTAAGACTTCGTGGTGTTTTCAATCTCAAGCTCTGGAATGACTAAATCTGGTTTGATTTGTTTGGTCAAACGCAAAACTTCTTTCCGAGTTTGTGGATTGTCAGACAATTCACGCATTAAAAGAGCAAGCGAATCACGCTGCTCAAACGACATATCTTCTAAGCTCATATTTATCCCCTAGCGAAATTAAATTACTTTTTTACCGTCACCGGGCTTTTGAACTTGCATCTTGTTCTTAGAACCGATTTTGGCTGCGCTGTCTAAACCACCGAAAGGCGTAAAGCGTGGTGTGTTAGTTACCACACCGTTTTGTTGATTGTTGTCAGTTGGGCGACGAGCTTGGTTCGCACCTCTTGGCTTAAATAAATCCATGATATTTCCTTACATTGGAGTTGGTTGAGGAGAAGCACCGCCACCACCAGCACCGGGCATAGACATTGGGCTTGGTGCAGCTCCCGGCATAGGCGGCAGATTAGGTACTGCTGGAGCTTGAGACATTGCACGACCTTCTGGTGTAGCACCACCAGCTTGCGGCAAATTCTGGAGCATCTGGATAATTTCAGATTGTTGCAACTCTCCAGTTTTTTGTTTCTTTGGTCCTAGCAATCCGGTCAAGCTGCGAATAGCTGCTAATGCTTTTTGACCTTCTATGCTTTCGCTACCCAAAGATGGCAAGGCTTGTTCAATCAAATCCATTGCCATAGAAATGTTTACCAGTGCGCCTTCTCTGTTTCCCATTTTGGGTTCAGGAGTGGACATAGGCGCAGACATAGGCGATGTTGTTTGGTCAGACATCCCCATTTCTGGAGGAGGAGTTTCAGACATCGGCTCTTGCTTGCCTTTGATTAACTCCATTAACTTGTCGGAAGGAACGCTCATAAATATCCTTAATCGTCTAATTTGTTGCGATTAAATCAGACTATCAGTAAATGTCAAGTAGGGGCGTATATTTAAGCTCCCCGCCCCGTGCGGGATTAACGGTCACACCGATAATTTAAGGGGTTGCCCCCAAAAATTATTTGCGTGCTTTACGACCTTTGCGTGATTTGCGTGCCATGTGATTTCTCCTAATAGCAGCGGTCACCTATTTCACAGGGAAGGCAGCCACACCCTTTTCCTTTTTACGGGAACTTATCTACGGGTCTTACGACCACGCTTCATCTTTTTGTACATAACAATCTCCAGTTAATTATCCCCTACCAAATTCTCTACCTTCTTTTCTTGGTTGACGAGCGTTATAACTTTTAATGCCCGAAACCTTGTACTGCAAATTTGCTGGTGCTTCAGTACGCTTTAAAGAATCTGTTGTTGCACGAGGTTGGTCAGCTTTTGGTGCAATTGTCGCTTGAGTAGCCATTATTCCCCCACTGCTTTTAAATCTGGTTTCTGTTGTTGTTGCGGTTGTTGAGCTTGTTCTTTTTCCCGTCTTTTCAATTTATCTTTCAACAATTGTTTCATTGGAGGCTCTAACAAGTCAAGCAAATCAGTTTTGTCGATGGCTTGGGCTTTAAACAAGTTAAATGCCATTTGCTTTAAGTCTTCAGTGAAAATTGGAGAATTACTGTGTGCATCGACCTTAACTACATAGTCTTTGGTAAATTGTGTCGCAATAAACTTATTACCTTCTTCGTCTGTAAAGTGCGTATTGTCGTAGGCTTGCATCAATTTCAAATACAAAGTTGAGACTTTTTCTAAACTGTCTTCAACAATTAACGCACGTTTCTTGGCACGAGAACTTCCAAGACGGGCAAGCTGAGAAGCGTGACCAGCGGAACGTACTCCCTGCTCACCACGACCAGACAAAACACCTGATATTCCAGAAGCCTCAGAGAACATTCCATCCACTTCATGTATCACCTCGAATAAGGAAGGCGGCATTTCAGGAGCTAAACGGTCAACCTTTGCGTTCGGCATATCGGTTGAGAGTAAGCCGCCAGAACGGTTTAGCGCAAAATTCTTCTCATCCAAAATACCAGTAAAGCCGACAAGAGCAGTCGGGGGATTAGCTTGCTTGGAGAGAAGGTCAAGAATTTCAGTCATCCGATTGTTTCGGAGCTGTTGTAGGAAAATCAGTTTTTGAACTTCTGATTGTCCCCAATAGTAATCAAATTGCGGGTTAGGGCAGACTTGAACAAATGGCAGTTCGCCTTTTAGGAAAACGCTTTCACCCGGACGGTCGTAAATAAAAATGTCGGGGTCAGCCATTGTGACTACTTGATAATCTTGGATGTCATCATTCCACACCCATAGTTCGTACATCTTAACGGTGTCTTCAGCTACTCGTGCTTTGTAGCGATTCATGCCAAACAAGTCTAAATTGACTGTACCGTACAAAGTCGGATTTGTTTGGCTCATTATAATGCGGTCAAGACCTTCAGGAATATCCTCGGTCTTTGTGTGCATACTTGTTGTAATGCGTTTGACTATTTCTTCACGCTTTGGATGTCTGTACAGTCTGTTGTACAACTCAGACTTAGTTATGTAGTACGTTTGAACAATTGCTTCTTGTCTGTCGGTGTGTGGTGTGTCTTCACGCAAAACACCAACAGAGGAAGGCTCGACCATGTAAGGGTGGATGCCCTTGTTCATGACTAGCTTAATGAATGTGGTGTTGAATACTAAAGACCACGTTAGAGCTGAACTAAATACTTGGTCAGCATTTGAGTTTAGCCATTCATCATTTAGTGCGAGAGTTAATCTTGGTATTTTGATGTGTTCTTGTTCAGAGACACCAGCACCGATGTTGATTGAGAAGCGTGTTGTTTCAGCGGAATACAGGAAGGAAGTTAGTTGGTCAACGTGCGGATAAATCTTGTTGAACAAAGCTGGCTGTTCATCCGTTCCTGCACCGAACAAATAGTAAGAACGCAAGGCAGCATAGTCACCTTTGCGTTCAGCCAAGGACACCATGCACTTTTCAATTAAGTCTCGGTAGAATTGCTCCCGCTGGATTTCATTGGATGGTATCCGCATTATGGCTTAACCTTTAGGTTCTCATGGTCGGCAGTGTACGACGCTACCTTGGGTCCGGTCAAGTTTCCTGCATCTTTTGGATTAATTCCGACTGATTCATCGGCAACAGGACGAATTGCTCTACCTGAAATAACATTTTTCATGTTGTAGCGAGAGTCACCACCCCATATAGCTGCGTCACCCGGTCTTGGCTCACGATTCATCTCTGCTGCTTGCTCTGATTCTTTCTCCAGTTCACGTTTGGACGTTTTGTTCTTGCGTGTAAAGAATCCAGCTTGGTTTTCGCCTTCTCTTGCCGACTTGATGTTGGTCATATCAAAGTCCATCGCAAGCTGTTTGATGTTCTTATCATTCTTCTTCGTTGAATCGGACATCATCCCCGGTGCTTGAAGAAATACCATCAAAACCTCTGCGCCACAGTCTTTCATTGGGCATTGAGCCTCAAAAGATTCAAAATACCCGTGTTTTTCGCATTTGTAATCGTGTAGAACCGCCATTTTTATCCCCTTCCTATGGTTTCGTCTAAAGTTAATCCAGAATAATCACTCTTGTTGCTCATACCTACTTTAATCTTTATTTGCCCATTAACTACTTGTAACGCTGTTGTCGG